CGGAAGCAAAAGTTAATAAGGTATCAGATCCTAACCAACAATGGTTAAATCAAGAGCCGCATTGGATTCTGCCTGAAACGATTGTTCAAGGAACGTATGAGATAAGAAGTAAGCATCGAAAATATCTTCCACAAGAAGAACGCGAATCAGATCTCAGCTATGATAGTAGACTCGCCAGAAGCGTTCTCAGTCCTTATTTCATCAGAATTGAAAGGATGTTGGCGGGGATGTTGACTCGTAAACCTGTCCAGTTAAATGACACTGCTGATGTTATACGAGAGGATTTATTTGATATAGACCTTAGTGGGAACGACATATCTATATTCACCTATGAGTTAACGCGCAAGCTGCTTAGGTACGGGCATGTTGGCTGTCTTGTTGATAGTCCATCTTTAGAAACAGGCGAAGGCCGTCCATATTGGAGCATTTACACACCAAGGGACATTATTGGTTGGAGAACAGAAAAGAAAGATGGAAAAGATGAATTAACACAGCTTCGATTAGCTGAACAAGTGTTAGTTGAAGATGGTTTGTATGGAGTGAAAGAGGTTCAACAGATCAGGGTATTAACGCCAGGTAATTTTGAAATTCATCGTAAGAATAAAGAGAAAAGCGATTGGGTTATTCAGGAAGAGGGAACAACATCACTTGATTACATTCCTTTCTCTGTTGCGTATGCAAACAAGGTTGGCTATATGGAATCAAGACCACCGATGAGCGATATAGCTGAATTAAATTTGAAGCATTATCAAATACAGAGCGATTACGACAATATCTTGCATATCTCGGCTGTTCCAATGCTGTCTATCTTTGGGATGCCTCCAAGTGATAGTGAAATTAGTGCTGGACCAGGAGAAGCTTTTGCGATGCCAGCCGAGGCAAGAATTGAATATATAGAACCAGGCGGTAGTAGTTTTACAGCACAACAAGAACGACTTAAAGAAATAGCATCTCAGATTAATGAATTGGGTTTAGCGGCAATATTAGGTCAAAAGCTCAGTGCTGAGACGGCTCAAAGTAAGGCGATTGATAGAAGTCAATCAGATGCCACGATGCTTTATATCGCGCAGCAAGTTCAGGATTTAATTGATAATAGTTTGCGTTTTCATGCTGATTATTTAGGTGTTGAGGCGGGTAGTTCTTATGTCAATCGCGACTTCTTAGCATCTCGTTTAGATCCTCAAGAAATCAATAGCGTTCTTCAACTCTATACAGCAAATACAATCAGCCAAGAAAGTTTGCTGAAGATGTTGGCCGAGGGAAATGTATTACCTGATGAGTTTGATGTTGAAGAAGAAGTTGAAGCAACACAAGTAGCAGGATTAATTGAAATGGAACCACCTGAGAAGAAGGAAGAAGAAGAAACAGTACAAGTTGAAGAGTGATAGATGGCTCCGCAAATAAAGAAAGAAGGCACACCGGCGATTCTGTATCGAAACGCTATTGACTTAAATCGCTTTAGTAATGGGGTTCAAAATAGACTTGTAAAAGCTAATAAAAAAGTCCTTGTTCGTGCAATTGAGCAGTTAGCAAAAATTGATGATTCAGAGAAGCCGTCATATAAAGCCGCAAGATTAAGAGCGTTATTGAAGCAAACAAAAGAATCACTAGGCACTTGGAGAAAAGAAAGTGTTGCGGTGATGATTAAGGAGTTAGAAGGAATTGCAGATGTTCAAGCTGGTTTTGTAGAAAGTCAAATAGAAAAAGCATTACCTAGTGGAGTATTGAGAAGCGAATTAAATCCAGCAGGTTATAGCGTTCAAACTGTTGCAGTAAGCCCAGATTTTGCAAAGGCTGTAGTCACAAAAGATCCTAGTGTTGTCACGTTAAGAGCAACAGGCCCGTTTGATTTAACAGCAGCGCAAGGAGCGCAATTAACACTGCCTAACGGTGACACTGTTGAGAAAGCATTTAGAGGAATTGCATCTAGGGAGCTAAGTAACTTTAAGCAAACGGTTAGAACAGGTCTTTTATCTGGTGAACCGACAGAGGATATTGTTCGACAGTTAATGGGTAATTTGGAGTTTGGTCAAAGAGCCGGAACACCATTGCAAGCGGCATTATCTGGTGATGCTGGCTTTAAAATGGCAAGGCATCAAATCAGGACAGTTGTTAGAACAAGTGTTAATCAGGTTTCTAATGCAGCAAGTAAGCAAGTTTATAAAGCAAATGAAGATGTAACAGAGAAGTACCGTTATGTTGCGACGTTAGATAGTAGAACCTCGGCTTTATGTGCATCGCTTGATGGACAAGAGTTTGAATATGACAAAGGGCCAGAACCACCACAACATTTTAATTGCAGGTCAACAACTGTTGCTGTTATTGATTGGGATGGACTAAGGAAGAAATATCCACAGTTAAAATTTGATGATCCAGCAGAAGGGAAAAGAGCCGCAGCAGGAGGGATGGTTCCTGCTGACACTACTTATGGGAAATGGTTGCATGGACAAAGGGCTAAAACTAAGTCAGGAAAGTTATCTCAATTCACACCTGGACCAAGACAGATCGAAGCATTAGGAAAAGAAAAGGCTAAATATTTTAATCGTTTAGCTAATAAGTATGGAGCAGATGAAGCAATTAAAAAGTTTGTAAGAACGGACGGAACAGAGATTAGCTTGGCGCAATTGCAGAAGCGTTATCCAAAATTGGCTAGCAAAGTTTACCCGTAACGGTTAAACTACCTGTGATGTTTAATTTTTGGTCATGGCACGTCGATATGTCAGGGATAAGATAGGCCGTTTTGCTTCTTCTGGAGGAGGCGGTGGAAGCTTTGGCGGTGGCGGGAAAGTAGGCAAGTCAGCTAAGAATGTAAAAGCACGGGCGGCGTATAAAAAGCAAGCGGTGAATTTGAGAGAAGCAAAAAAGATGGCGGGAGGGAAGATGACAACAAGCCGCGAGCAAAAATATTGGAATAGGCAGCTAGGCGGTGCAAAGTCAGGAATGACCCGCGTAACAAATAGGCTTACAAATAAAAGGGCAGCAAAATCAGGTCTGAAAGAAACTTTTTCATCTCAAAAAGTAGCGGGCCGGAAGGCAACATTTAAATCAAAGACAACAAAAGGACGGGCATCAAAATCAGAATGGAAAGCAGCAAAGGGCGCAGATAGAAAGAGCAGCTCAACCACAGACTCAGCACAAAAGCGAGTCATTAAGAAACAAACTGGTAAAAAAGCTTATTCTCAGGGTTTCAGAGAAACACCCGCGAGAACGAAAGCACCAAGGGCAGGATCAAAAACAAAATCTCAAAAGCTTAAGGCCAAAATCGACAATAAGAAGTTTGCTAATAAAGCATTAAGAGGCAGTGAGTTCAAGGGAGTGAAGAAAAGAACTACGACCAAGAAAGTAACCGCAAAGAAACCTAGTTATAAGAAGCCTAAGACAGGTGAAACAGCGAAGCAGTACAAAGCAAGGTTGAAGCGCAGTGGTACAAATTCAACCAAGCGCGCTCTTAGTGGAAACTTTGGAACAAGGAGTGAATATTATTCCGTTCCTGGCTCAAAAACTGGAGGAAAACAAACAAGAAAGTCAGTCAATAGGGCAAAGAATAGAGATTTCTATTCAGAAGGATCAAATAAACGCTCAAAAGCCATCACTAAGTCCAAGCAACGTAATAAAGCCAAAGTAAAGAAGCAGACAAATTGGGAGAAGAAAATCAAGGGGAGGAAGGGCTAATCGTCGGCAATAAAATCGTCTAGCGTTTCAAGGTTTTCCATTACCTCGGCCCAAAAGCCAGGTACTAGCAAAATGTCGTCTTCGTTATCGGCTTTACCTAGTGTAATAACGTCAGCCATTTCATTTCCTGTGACGACATAAACCATTGTTTCGTTTCCTTCACCGTCAACATCTGGAACTTTTGATAATAAATCTCTTAATTCTCGAACAGTGAAGCCTTCTTCTTTTTTGATTGGGCTAGGCATGGGGGTTGATTCCTAGTAGTTTCTGCTAACTTAGAGGAAAACTGACCTTACGGGTTATTTATGACCGAAGAAAATCTTCAAGAGCCTACGGCTGTTGATCCATCTGAACTTGATGCACTAAAAAGAAGCATTGAGGGATTAGAGAAAAAAAACTTTGAACTGATAGGCAAATTAAAGAAAAAAGAAACGCCTGATGTTCCTACTGATTATCAAGAATTACTTGATTTTAAACAAAAGGCAGAGCAAAAAGAGTTAGAGGCAAAAGGTGATTATTCAAAGGCGTTGGAATCAAGGGAGGGCCAATTCCGTGATGCTGTAAAAGATAAAGACGACAAGATCAAAAAGCTTGAGGCGAAGAT